GATATGGGGGTGGACTCCCAACGTGGTGGGGGGGTATATGAACCATCACTTAACCATCAGGTTGAACCGTCAGTTGAATCTTCCCCTAAAGCCCCCCAAATAAAACCTGTGGATAAACCATACGAAACGATCATCACCTATCTCAACGAACAAATCGGATCAAGCTACCGTGCATCAACCCCGAAAACAAAACAGCTCATCGATGCTCGGATGAAAGAGGGGTTCACTATTGAAGATTTCAAAACGGTGATCGATAAAAAAACAGCAGTATGGAAAAACGATACGAAGATGGTGTCATTCTTGAGACCTGAAACATTGTTCGGTCCTAAGTTCGAGGGTTATCTCAACGAACATATCAGCGCGGCACGGGCTATGGCTGCGAGTGGTGCGATCAGCGACACGACGGCGCACAATATCGAAGTAGTAAAAAAATGGGAGCCAAGACATGCTTAACCCTGATTTATTTAGTGCTCACATGACAATGCTCGGTGAGTTGTATGATCGAAAAGTAAGTGGTGCATTGTTGGATGGCTACTGGATGGTGTTGAGCGATATGAGCGATGCTGAGTTCACTGCCTCGATCAAATCAATATTATCGGGGAGAAAGTTTGCATACTTTCCAAAGCCTGCCGAAATACTCGACTATGCCAAACCTGACATCGAAGCGATAGCGATGTTGGCGTGGAGCGATGTTGAACGTGGGATATATAAAGCGGGGAAGTATGCCTCTGTCACATTCCAAGATCCAGTCGTTAACTCTGTCATCGATGCACTCGGCGGTTGGGTGTGGCTATGTTCTCAGGATGTGTCAGAGATGAAGTGGATTCGTAAAGAGTTTCCGAAACTGTACGGGATCCATTCCAAACTCGAAATTCATCCAACACACTTGATCGGATTGTCCGAGAGAGAGAACGGACACACAAAAGAGATTATCCAAGTACGTGCCGCATATGTGATTCAAAAGCATACGACAGTACCGGCACTTAATCCTGCACGATCAGTCAATGAGATGATGATCGGATTATCAAACCAAGTGAGGGTGTCATGAACGGAAATAGAATGGATGAGATCGTCGAGAGAATCAAGGATGTGATAAGTCATGAATATCCTACCAAGAAGATCAAGGACAAACACGTTGCTTTCGTGTTGGGTCTTAAACCTAACAATTTGGCAGTGATGAAGATGCGCGGGTTGATCCCGTATGAAGATGTTGTGATGTTTTGCATCCGTCGTAAAGTAAACCTGAACTGGATGTTGTTTGGACTTGGAAGTATGAGGTTGGATGATGCCGTCAAAAGTTTGTAATCAAGCGGGATGCAACGCATTGATTCCGATGAGTGAACGATACTGTGAAGCGCATCGACGTGAAGCGATCAAGCATAAGAACGAAGTGTACGATCATAACCATCGCAACCGAGAGCATGATAAATTCTATCACTCGAAAGAGTGGAAAGTGGTTCGCGATCAGGTGATGAAAGATCACGGAGGATTATGTGTCAAGTGTGACATGATGGGAATCGTCAATGCCGCGAATGTCGTGGATCATATTGTACCTATCGAGGTTGATTTTACTAAACGTCTCGACATTACCAACCTGCAACCGCTTTGCCATCAGTGCCATGCGGTTAAGACTTCAGATGATTTAAGGAGAAGAAAGTGAATATTTACGGAACTACAAAAAAATGTCCTAAGTGCGGAAACAATAATTTTCATGATCAATTTGAAGAAAATGTTGTTGCCGTTGTCAATAAACAAGCATTATGTGGTATTAGTGGACATGAAGCGATAGTTAGAACATGTTCTAATTGTGGGTTTGTATTTTTTGAGCTTCCATTGGATAAAGATCAAGGTATAGGGGTAGGGGGGTGAAATCTCTACAGACCGACCGACGCTACACCGCCTGTCCTCTCATCTTTTTACAAAAACTGAATCTGAGGGGGTAGGGTTTGGCAACTAAGATCATTGATTGGGAAAGTATCCACAAAGATTGGAGCGGTGGTAAGTTTGCCTCTGAAAACGCACTCGCTTCACACTATGGAGTGAGCCGTCAAGGGATTTCAAAAAAAGCCAAAAAAGAGGAGTGGGGCGATTTCGTGCCTCTATCGAAAAAAGCTCCAGTTACAACCACTTCGGGAAGTGTAACCAACCCTCACGATAATATTTTAGGCGATATCGCATTGCGAAAAATCGAAGAGTTGAAAAAGGAGCTCGGAGAAAATTACAGCCACGTCGATGAGCCTCTGATCGTGTGTTATGCAAAAGCGTATGAGCGATACATTGATTTAGAAGTGCAGATGTCAACTCAGGATGTTGTCTCAACGAGTACGAAAGGGGGAAAATATCTGAACCCTCTTTTCAATGCGATCCAAATGACTCAAAAAACACTCGTAACGATAGGTGGCCAGTTGGGGCTTTCGATTTATAGCCGTAAGAAGATGGGGATGAAACTCGGTGAAGAGATGGATAAGGGTGGGAGTCTGTTTGATTTTGCCAACGATATCAACAATCTAGTCGGGACGGTAGATGTCTAAGCCCTATTATGAGAAGACGTTTGAACGCCATCAGCGTGATTTAGAGGATGTTGCGTCCGGTCGGCGTGATGATATACGATTTGTAAAAGAGCTAGGGCTTGCATACGTGGCTATCATCGAGAAGCTTCACCATTTCGAGGGGGAGCTTGCAGGGCAAAGAATTGTCTTAGAGGGTTGGCAACGTAAAGGGTTAGCCATATGTTTCGGGTGGCAGCGTAAACGGTTGGGCGCAGATGGTAAACCAATGCTACGTGATGGGAAACCGATATGGGTTAGACGGTTTCACACGGCTCTATGGTACCTCGCACGTAAAAACGGAAAATCGATCTTAGCCTCCGGTGTTGCTCTCGCCGAATCGATTCTTACAACGGAAAAAGGGAATCAGATCGTCACATTTGCAACCAAACGGGACCAGGCCAAGATTGTTTGGAATGGTTGCGAAAAGATGATCAAATATAGCAAAGACCTCACATCCAATACTACCAATATATATTCAACAATTACTGTTACAAAGACGGATACGACGATCAAACCATTGGGGCGTGAAAGTAAAACAGAAGATGGGCTTAATATTGGATTCGGTATTGGGGATGAGATACATGCTCACCCTGACCGATCGATGATCGAAGTTGTACAGTCTTCTCAGGGTGCGAGAGTGCAGCCGATGATGTTCTACATAACTACCGCAGGGTTTAATATATCATCTCCCGGATATGACGAATACGAGTACGCTAAAAAAGTTATGGACGGGGTATTAGAAGATGATGGGTACTTTGCATTTATAGCAGAGTTGGACAAAGATGACGATCCATTCGATGAGGGTGTATGGTACAAAGCGAATCCAAACTTGGGAATATCTAAAACATATGACCATATGAGAAAAATGGCTAATCTTGCGCAAAACAAACCGAGTGCGCTGAATAACTTCCTTGTTAAAGAGCTGAACCGATGGGTAAATGCGGCTGAAAATTTTATTTCTTTTGAGCAATGGAAATCATGTGCTGAACCTGAAGTTGACGTGAGTGAAGCGTATGGGATACTTTTGGGGGTTGACCTAAGTCGTTCGGATGATTTTACGTCAAAAACTACTACATATCTCCTACCAAATGGGAAAAAGCACATTAAAACACACTTCTATATCCCAAAAGACACTATACAAGAGCGTGAAAAAGAGCTAAGGGTACCACTTTCTGCATGGGTTTTAAAAGGATATATTACAGCAACACCAGGAATAACTATTGATTTAGAGTACATCGAGCGTGATATTATCAACGATATCGAGCAAGATGGAGTGAATGAGATCTGTTATGACCCATATCGTGCGGCTACTTTAGTCTCAAATATCGAAAAAAATACTGGTTTCGAGGGGTGTGTGCAGATTCGACAGGGTTTTTTAACGATTTCGGAACCGACATCGAATTTTAAAGATGATATCAAAAATAGGGCAGTTACTCATGATGATAATCCGGTAATGAACTGGATGGTATCGAATCTAACTGTTTTAAAAGATCCAGCTGGGAATATAAAGCCCGATAAAAAACACCCAACCCGTAAAATCGACGGATGTGCCTCGACGATCAACACTTACGCCCGTGCAATCACTTTCGAGCCTCCTGCGGTAAGTGTTTATGAGACGAGAGGGATGCGAAGTGTGTAAAAAGTTACAGCGTGTAACTTTTTTAGGGATGATTGTTTCATATACCTAAAATAGCGATATGGAAAATATCAGAGGTCTCTTTATCGTTTACATTGTTGCGATGATTCTCATTATGGGGATGGCTTTAGGTATTTGGCTCGTGGCTTCGATGAGTGCTTCAAAGGTATTTGGTATGGCATTTATCGTTCACACGCTTTTGATGGTATGGGCTTTATGGGATCATCTCAGTGAGGGGTCTAAATGAGTCTTATCTCACTATTTGCTCATCGCGAAACTTCGACGCTATCATCTCCAAGCCGTTGGCTTTTGGATATGTTCGGCGGGAATGTATCCTCATCGGGTATCAGTGTAACCAGTGAGCGTGCTCTTGCTCATACGGCCGTGTATGATTGTGTCAATATTCTATCTCAGTCGATAGCATCACTACCGTTTTCAGTCTATAAACGCGAAACTTCAAACGGAAAAGTTTTAAACAATAAAGCATTTGACCATACTCTTTACTCAATTTTACACGATGAACCAAATAGTGAAATGACATCCTACACTTGGCGTGTGGTGGTGATGGTGCATTTGGCATTACGCGGAAATCATTACTCTCAGATCGTCCGAAACAATGCCGGCAAAGTGATCGGTATTTATCCGTTGTTTCCTGAGAAAATGAGTATTGTCCGTATCGAGTCTGGGGAACTTCGCTATCTCTATCAGCATGATAAATTAGGAACGGTACCGCTTTATCCGAATGAAGTGCTCCATATCTTGGGTATGACGATGGACGGTTTGATCGGGATGAGCCCTATCGAGTATAACCGACACACCATCGGAGCCTCTATCGCTATGGAGGAGTTCGGGGGGACGTTGTTTAAAAACGGTGCAACACCTAGCGGTGTCGTGTCGGGTGAGGGCGTTAAATCTATGAGCGATACTGCATTCACTAGATTTAAGGATAGCTTTAAGGAAAACTATCAGGGTTTAATGAATGCAGGGAAACCGCTGATCCTCGAAGATGGTTTTAAATTTACCCCGATTACGATCTCAAATCGTGACGGCCAGTATTTAGAGAGCCGAAAATTTACGAAATCCGATATCGCCTCGGTGTTTCGTATCCCACCGCATATGATCAATGAGATGACAAACGCGACTTTTTCCAACATCGAACACCAATCCATCCAGTTCGTTACCGATGCTATCCGTCCGTGGGTGGTAAACATCGAGCAAGAGTGCCGCAGAAAACTTCTCTCTGATGGTGAGAAAAAGAGTTATTACGTGAAGTTCAACCTCGCCGCACTCTTACGCGGTGATACTTCATCCCGTTATACAGCATACGGATCAGGGATAAAAGATGGTTGGATGACAAGAAATGAGGCGAGAGAGATGGAAGATCTTAACCCGATAGACGGGTTAGACGATCCGCTCTATCCACTCAATATGACAAAGGAGGGTGAAAATGCCACCACCACGAAGTAAGGCGGAGATTATTGCCCGTATGAATGAGATCGGTGTCGTTCATCGTTCATGCGGGTTGGGTGTGTGCCCTAAAGTCAGGGCTGAACCAGTGGAGATTGATGTTGAGAATCGGATGGTTCCGTTTATCCTCATCAGTCGAAACAATGCCGGAGAGCGATATGACTGGTGGGAAGATGAAATCTATATCGAAGAGCTCGATGTCAACGGTGCAAATCTCGATGAGCTGAATACGTTTTTCAAAGATCACTGCCCAAGCGTTGATAACGCTATCGGTCGTATCGATAATAAGCGCATCGAAGACGGTGAGGCAAAATCTGATGTTTATTTCGGAAGCGATGAAGATGCTCTAAAGGTATTCCAAAAATATCAGGACAGAGTGCTAACTGATGTGAGTATCGGGTATATCGTCAACGATGTCATCATCACTTCACGCCAAGGAGAACCGACCCATGTACTCGTAACCGATTACACGATTGTCGAGCTCTCTGCGGTTTGGAAGGGGTTTGACCGAGGAGCGACTATCGGACGTTCATTCGGTGGGAAACGCGGTGAAGCGGAAACGCTTTTGGATACGGATGTACTCCGTAGAAAACTCAATCTAAAAACAAAGGGGATTATCCTATGAATCTTGTACAACTACGTGCCTTTTTGGCAGAACTCGACGGTAAAATGCGCTCCATGTTGGCAGCTAATCCAAATGGACTTAGCGAAGCTCAGGCAAAAGAATATGACGAACTTGACGCACAGTTTGATCAAACACAAGTTCAAATCGCTGATGCGGTTTCTCGCGCTGAAAAAGCTGAAAAACGCGAATCCTATCTAAAATCAGAACAACGTGCTCCGTTGGTCGGTGGTACTCCATCGGGTACACAGGCAGAGGGTGAAGAAAAAAATGAAACCTATCGTGCTGCATTTTGGAA